ATTCAAATGTATTATCATAAGAAGATAGATTATGTGGAACAGAAGTTTTATAGGCGTGAACATGATAAACAATTGACAGTAGCATATAGTACCAACCATAAATCTGAATTAAGAAGAAAGTATATTAAAGAATCAGAACGAAACTGGCATAGTAATAAGCCAAAGATATATATTAAACCATATATGAGTAAAATAAAAGAACTATGAATATAGTAATTGATAAGAAACTGGAACATGGTTTCTATATTGTACGCAAAGTGCAAAAGGATGGTACTACACCAGAAAGAAGTTTAGCCAGAATATTACTAAATAATGAAGGTGAAGTAATAAATTTTATTGAATTTTTCTCAAGCAAATTTGAATATAAGTGCTTGAATATCTATGAGAAAGAGTTAAAGACGAATAAAACTTTAGTCAAAAATTTCTCAGAAACATTAGAAGGATTGACAGTAACACAGTTACAGAATATGTTACCAAGTTACTATCAAGACGAAATAAAAGCAAAGATTGAAGAACTAAATGCAGTTGCCAAAGTTAACAGAAGCAGAAAAGGCACAGTTAAGACTGGAAATAGAAAAAGAAATATATCAAAGAAGTCTGTATGAGTTTTTTGTTGCTGCAAGTAAAGTGCTATATCCACAAGTTGAATGGAAATATCCACCATTCTATAAATATATCTGTGACACATTACAAGCAGAAGTAGAACGCATAATACGCAAAGAACCAAAGACTTATGATTACATTTATAATTTACCATTCAGAACTGGCAAAAGCATATTGCTTTCACAGATATTTCCAGTATGGTGTTGGATAAAAGAACCAGCATTGGCTATAATGCAAGTATCACATTCAGAAACATTGGCAATAAAACATTCACATGCTTCAAAAATGTTAATCGAATCTGAGTGGTTTAAGCAGCGATTTCCAGCACTTTTATTGAGAACTGATACACACGCCAAGTCAAACTTTATGAATCAAGCAGGTGGCAAAAGAATCAGTTTTGGAGTAGGTTCAGGTATCATAGGTGAAGGTGCGAACATTCAGATTATAGACGACATAAATAATCCACAGGATTCACAAGCAGTTACGCAAGGTATAAATGAAACTTATACAGATACACTATATTCAAGGTTAAATAATCCAGATATTGATTTACGCATTATCTTACAGCAGCGAATATCACAGACAGATATATGCCAATACTTGTTAGACACAAACCCACAGAAGTATTTCCATGTATGTTTACCAGTTAAATTTGCAAAGAACATTTCACCACCAGAAGCAGTTGAATTCTATCATAAAGGTTTATTATGGGAAGATAGATTTTCAGAGAAAGTTATTGCTGACTTTCAAAGTACTCTTGGTAGTCGTGCTTTCGCTGGACAGTTAATGCAACGCCCATTACCAGACGAGGGTGGAATTTTAAAGAGGATACATTTCAAAATAATTAAACTTGAAGAATTTAATAAGTTAACAGACAAACAAAGCATTGAATGGTATGCTTTTGTTGATACTGCTTATGGTGGCAAACAAACCAATGATGCAACTGCTATTATAATTGCATGTAAATTTAATAACCAGATGTATATAATAAAAGTACTGAATGTTTGGTTGGAGTTTCCACAACTAATTTCTAAATTAAAAGAGTTACAGAAACAATATAATCTGAGATTAATATATGTTGAAAGTAAAGCCAGTGGTTTATCAATCATCCAGCAGTTACGCAATGATGGTTTTAATGTATCAACACTAACAGCAGATAAAGATAAGATTGCAAGGGCAAATGCAATAGCACCAATACTTGAAGGTGGTAGAATTACGATAGTTGAAGATATGTGGAATGAAATGTTTCTATCACAGATTGCGAGTTTTCCATTCGCACATGATGACATGGTAGATGCGTTTGTCTATGGTGTTGATAAATTGCTTGGGAAAATTGGATTTAATTATGCAATTTTGTAAGAAAAAATATGGAAGAAATTTGGAAAGACAGTTTAATTGGTAATTACCAAGTATCAAATCTTGGTAGAATAAAAGCAATGGGTGAAAGAAAAGTAATTCTTAAACCACGACAACGATATGATGGTTATCAACAAGTAAGTATATTTGTTGATGGCAGACATAAAATGTATCTTGTACATAGATTAATTGCAATGGCATTCATACCAAATCCATTAAATTTACCAATGATTAATCATATTGATGCTGTAAGAAATAATAATGTTGTTTATAATTTAGAATGGTGTGATAGAAGTTATAATACTAAACATTCATTTAAATTAGGATTACAAAATAATAAAGGCGTAAACAATCCAAATTATAAACATGGTAAACATTTAAAATATAAATGAAATTATGAAGCAGATAGAATTAAATGGAAAGAAATACACCATTCCAACCAAATGGGAAGAAGTCACGCTTAAAATGCAAATGAAAGTTACTGAAGATACAGAGAAGATTGTATTGGAAGACATGAAGAAATTTGCTATATTATCTGGTTATGCTGGCATACCAATTGACGAACTAAAGAAAGCTAAATTAACTGATATTATAAAGCTATTTGAGAATGTTGAATTTATAGCTAAACCATTGCCAGACACACCAATATTGGAATTTGACTTTAATGGAAAGCATTATTACTGTGGACAGAATTTAGTTGATATGGAGTTTCAGGACTTTATTTCCATTGAAAATGTTATTGAGTCATATAGTGGAAATACACAGAATGCATTGCCAACCATACTCGCAATTATGTGCAAGCAGAGGAAAGCCAATGGCGTATTTGAAAGCATAGACGATTACGACATTATGGCAAGGGCAAAAGAGTTTGAGAACTTACCAATAACAATAGCACATTCATTATCGCTTTTTTTTTCTCGCAGCGTAGTGCTGTTTTCAAATCTTTTCCAGTCATTTTCGAAACCAGAAACCCAAAAGGAAGTGATAGTGAAACAAATAGAATCAGTAGAGAATACTCTGAAAAAGCTGGCTGGCAAGGAGTTGCTTACTCGTTGTGCGACTGGAATCTTTCGTATTTATCTCAAATATATAAGACGACTTGTGCACAAGCACTTCACTTCTATTCAGTAAAGATATTGCATGACGAAATGTTATATGACATACAAGAAGCTGCTATAAAAAAAGCACAACAAGACGCAAAGATAAAATCGAAAAGATAATGTTTTGAATTAAAAAATATTGTTTATATTTGTGTAATAGTTTTAATTTTATTCTTTCTGGTGGCTAATGGGTTTTTTCTTGCCATTTTCGTTTCCCATTAGCCACTTTCTTTTTTCCAGCAACATTGTTTATATAAGAAAGATAATACCATGACATTAGAGAATTTGAAAGATTATTGGCAGACTGTCAGCTTAAAACACAAGGATGTAGAACAATTTCTTGTAGGTAATAACTATGATATTGCTAATAATACAGACGATAAATATCCACTATGTTTCTATGAGTTACCATATACAGTTGATATGAATTTAGATAAGCCAATTGATACAATTCAATTTGCTTTTAATGTGTTTCTATATACAAAACAAGATGACATTAATGATAGTCACCAAGCCATATCGCTTGCAAAAGCAATTGGTGACGCTATTATAATGAAAGTTAAAAGCGATACAAGCAGTGGTTTTAATTTAACTGCAGCTAATGCAATATCAGTTAGAGAATACTCTGACGACTATGTGGCTGGTGTACGATATGATATTACTATTACTATGAAGCGTGACATATGTACAGTAGATATTAATGAATATTTTAATGACGCTGAATAATGGCAGATAAGAACGAAATAACAACCATGCTTACTGAGTTACTTAAAGAATTACAGAAGATAACTCTCATGACTATCACCAAATCAGGTGTTAAAGCTAACTCTGATTTGGCTAAAAGTGTGAAATATTATGTAACAAAGGATGGTATTCAAATGGAAGTTGCTGCATATTATCCATATGTCAGCAGTGGTAGGAGACCAAACATACGAAGAGTGCCAATAAAAGACTTAATACCTTGGATAAAACAATATGGAATACGCCCCAGAAATGGACAAACTATAAACCAATTGGCATTTGCAATACAAACTTCCATTTATAAGCGTGGTATTAAAGGAAAAAATTATGTAGATAAAGTAGAAACTGGTGTAGCAGACTATGCAGCATTTGCTGTGGCTGATGATTTAGCTGTGGTTATAGCTGATGATTTAGTTGAAATGTTTGCACCAGTAGCAATTTAAATAAATATATTATGGCAACATATTGGTTTTGTAGTGCTAACACACCCACAAGCGTAACAGTAACAGCAGATTTTGGTTATTGTACTGATTACAGAGAATATACTGACGAATACTGTCACTATCAAACTTGGAGTAGAAACATTAGTTTTACTGTAAGTGGTGCACACCCAGCATTAACAATAAGATTCAGATACTGGCAGGAATACTATCAGAATGGTAGTTTGGTTTGGGAAGGTTGGATTAATGCCACATGTCCAATTCCAGCAGGTGGTGCAGGTACATATTACTATGAAGATATTATAGGTTATGCACATGACTGTAAAGAGAATCGCTATTGTAATTTCAGTGAAGGTTTATTTCCAGATGGTGGCGTAATACAACAAGCATTATAATTTAAATTAAAAAGATATAGACATGGGTTATCCAATTGGCAATTATACTGATGAATGGAATTGGGAAAATTCTCAATATGAATTATTAGGTGGTGGCGACATTCCAGAAGAAGGTTGTGGTGCACCACCAGTGGGTTGTCTTTTGGCAATCACTGGTACTTCAGTTACTGATGTTACTGTAAGAGGCGATGACGATGGCAGCATTTATGTTGGTACAACTGGTGCAACTGGCACTACATATTTTTATATTAATGGTGCTTTAGGTTATAGTGGAACTAACGATACATTTACATTCACTGGCTTAACAGCAGGTATTTATGATATAGCTGTACAAGATAGTCATGTGCCACCTTGTTATGTAACAGCTTTAGATTTAGTTGTTGAGGATGGTGAATTTCGTACTGGTGATTTCGTAGTACAAGCACCAACAGGATTGACAGCAGTTGAAAATCCAATAATAATTGATGTTGCAACTAAAGTTAATACCCCAAACCCAAAGAATAGTGTAACAACATTGACAGTTGCTGGTACTTTGGCTGATGGTTTTAGCTTGAAGTTTAATCTAACCTCACCATATGTCTACTCACAAACATTCTATGCTAAGTCATATCCAAGCAAACCAAACTATTTCTTGGCTTCAACATTAACAAATCAATATGGTACACCAGCAGGTACTAACTCATTAACAGAGATTTGCACCAGTTTAGCTGAAGTATTACAGAATGATTCAGTTATACCAAAAGTATATTATGTTAATAATAGTGGTACTGTGGTTACATTGGCTGCAAAAGAGACTGGAAGCAGATTGAATTTAAGCAGCAGTAATGTAATAGCAAGTACGACTGGAATAACTGTTACACAGACACAGGTTGGTACTGATTATTGCGATGGACAAATTACAGATAACTATTCAATCAGTTGTGAGGTTATGGCAAATACTGATGTGACAAATCAATATCCACAAACTGGACAAACAACTGACTTTAACAGGATAGCTGAATTGATACTGCCATTTAATCCAAGTAATATACACAGATTTGATATTTCAAGCATACTTAAATCACAAGTAAGTACACCAATGCCAAATATGAATATGACTGGTGCTACAATGTTACCAACAGTTATGCAGCCATACTATGTTAAACTATCAGAACTATATCCACTTGTGCCAAATACAAATACTATTAAGAAGCGTTATAAGACTGAAACAGGTGTGCAATGGGTAATTAACTCAGCACTTGACAGATACGCTGCTAATAATATGCAGGAGCATATTGAATTACCAGTAGAATTTTTAACTAATAGTCCAAGTCCAAAACAGATACAGAGAAGTGGGAACGAATTCTTGTATTTCATTCTACCTCGTGACTATGGTACAGATTTGGATTGTCGTGGTGACATGTATTTCTATGATGGCACACAAGTAACAGGTGTTACATTCTTTGACATTTCTACTGGTGGAACTAATGCAGGTGGATGTTTAATATTAAATATCAGTTATGACAAACTTGGTTTGGGTGCTTATGAAGTATCTGGTAGCACCAATAGAAAGATTAAGAGATTAGATTTAGCTATTTATGCTTCAGGTGGTACTATTCAATATACTGAGACTAAATCATATCGCTTTGAGATTGACGAAATGCCAAGAAAATTTGGTGTATTATTCCAAGGACAGCATGGTACATATGACTCATTTGACTTTATTGGTACAGTAGAAGAAACAATTTCTCGTACAAGTGATACATATACGATACCACTTAATTATAATACCAATGGAAGCATAAGTGCAGGACAGAGGAATGTAGCTACATATAACACTAAGATAGTTAAGAAAATTAGCGTTAATACTGGCTGGATAGATAGTGACCATTTTGACTGGTTAATGGAAATGATACAATCCAATAATATATATTCAACAGAATCTGCTAATCAAAACTATCTTAATTTAGTTGAATATGATTACAAGAAAAGCAGTCTTGAAGATTTGTTTAGTATTGACATTACATTCGACTGGACGATTTATGAAAACAATGTTACAGTATAATGATAACAAACATTAAAATAATAACTTACGATGGTAGACAAATAGACTATGCTAAAGCAGAGGATTTGTCTATTAAAATGAATCGTGTGGCTGATGACTTGCAGGACATTGAAGCACGCTATGGCGAATTTTCATATTCATTCTCACTTCCAATAACGAGAAATAATATGGAAATATTTGGCTTTGCTGGTGCACCAAATGTTAAGAACATATTTAAAGTAAACCCAATTTCAGTTAAGGTATTTAACAATGATTTGTTGTTGTTATCTGGGCAGCTTGAGTTACAGTCAATTGAAGAAGGTGAATATAAATGCATATTCTATTCTAAATTAACACAACTTGTAGATTCATTAACAGACTTAAATATGCAGGACTTAACAGTATGTCCAAAAATACCTTGGGCATATGAAGATACAATTCGTGCGCATATTGCAAGTGGATTTACGAACTCAGACGAAACACCATATCAATTTCCATTAATATACTATAACACTTTTTACTGTCCCACAAGCGTTTTTACTGGCTTAACAGACACTATCGTTGACAGCAATGGTACAACTAACCACATATTTCAGCGTGAAAGAGACAGGCAGAATTGGGCATATCTGATTAATCATTCTTCAATAGGTGAGAATGAAATGTATATGCACCAAATTCCATTGGCTTTTTATTTAAAAAGTATGATGGAATACATGCTTGCAGAAGTTGGTTGGAGTATGGGTGGCTCATTCTGGGAAGATGCAAATATCAAGAAGATAATTGTTCCATATGTTGGTGACACTGATGTATATGACAGAGCATGTTATTGCAGTAATGGTGTATCAATAACTGGTAGTAGTTGTGGTGCTGGTACATTAATGCTTGATACAGCTAAGTTTATGCCAGATGTAGAATGTCTGGATTTCATGGAAAATGTTGTTAAACTGTTTAATTTATATATGGTTTTTGATGCTAACTCTCAGACAGTAACATTCGAAACATATGATGTAATGTTTGGCAGTAAAATAGCACCATATAATATTGACAATAAAGTAATAGGTACACCAGTTATTGAAAGAGTTGATGATTACGACCCAAGCATAAGTTTTGATGAAATAACTAACCAAAGGATACTTGGTGATAATAGGTACATAGCAAGTAGTGGTACAAGCGCATATAACTTATTCACAAGTTATCGTGCTGCTGGTAGTGATAATTTATTTAGTGAAGTTTTTAATTACAAAGGTACAACTGATGGTGAGATAAACATAAAGGAATTTGGTGCACCAGCAGTTAAGACGATGAGGATTAGGAACAAATATAATTTCAGCGATGTAGATAAAAGCACTGACGACCATGTATTTTTCATTCCATTTATTAGTAAGCAAGTGCCAGAAGATAACACAGGCAAAAACTTCAATAAGAAAGACACTGATACGATAGTGTACAATACAGAAGAAACAATACAGTATAATGGTAAGCCAGTGCTTTTATATTACTATGGAATAAGTAATAGTGATTTCGAACAGCGTAGTAGTAAAGGTGCACAATCAGACTTTTTCTACTTCAACTTTGATGATGTAAACCAGAAAATACCATTCTCAAGTCCATTTGCATTAACAAGTTATAGAGATATAATTAATCAAACACTTGAGGAAGCTGGTGCAAATCCCACTGGCTCAAGCACTAATGTAGAAGTTATGCTTGCAAGCTATATGCAGAGTATTTATTTAATGTTAGCTTCAAGTACTGGTGTAAGTAACACCACTGATTTCTCTCTTATTCTGGCAGATAACAATGATTTTGGTGACACAATTTACACCAAATTTCATAAGAACAAATACAATCGTTACAGAAATTCAGAGGTAATTACATTAGATATGATAATGACTGATGTGGATTGGCGTGCTATGCAGATTAATACGCCAGTAAAATATAATAACCAGATATATTCAATACTATCTATTTCGAACTATGATGTGGTAAAACAGATAGCTGAATTAAAATTAATAAAGCAATTGTAACATGGCAAACCAAAGTAGAGTTGTTGAATTACAAATCAAGTTGCAAGGCGTGCAGTCATTGCAACAATTGGAAGAAGTAACAGCAGAGATTAATAATGAGTTAAAAGGCGTTGCCACAACCAGTAAGGAATTTACTGCTATGGGTGATTTGGCTAAGAAAGCCAACTCAAAATTAAAAGAGGTTAACACCAGCTTAGAAGGTATAACTTCAACTGAGAAAGCTGAAGCAGTTAACAAAATGGGACAAGGACTTGTTGGTGCATTCCAAGCAGCAGCAGGTGCTTCACTTATCTTTGGTGAAAAGACTGGTAAGGAAATGGAAGCAGTCATTAAGAAGGTTGGTGGATTGTTTGCAGTTACTGATGGTTTAAAGAAACTCACAGAAGCATTCTCAGCTAAGAATGTAGCAGCGTTAAAAGCAACAGTTAAAGGCTGGCAGGAAAGTACTATTGCAGCAAAACTCTTTGGTAATGGTGTTAAAACAGCATTAATCAGTACTGGTATTGGTGCGTTGGTAGTATTATTAGGTGTTATTATTGCCAATTTTGATAAGATAAAGAGTGCTGGTAAGAAGGCATTGGATGGTGTAAGAGAAAGTAATAGTCTACTTCTTGCACCACTTAAAGCAGTTATTGGCTTCTTCGATAAAATGATTGAAAAGGTTGGTAGCATTAAAGCATTATTGAAAGGTTTGGGTGCTGCAATTACTGCTATATTCCAAGGTGATTTCAAAAATATAGGCAAAGCATTTGACGAAGCTATTGTTAAACAGAACGAATTGGATGCTGCTGCAAAGAAATATAAGGAAACAATTATAGATACTAATGACGAATTTGAAAATCAATTAGCATTATTAACTGAAATTGGTGGTAAAGAACAAGAGATACTTGACTTACAGAAAAAGAGAAATCAGGAAATAGTTGACATACTTTCTAAAAAACAAGACTTAACTGAAGACGAAGCTAAAGCACTTAAAGACGCTAACTTCCAATTGGAATTGTTAGGTATTAAACAGATTAATTTAAATAAGAAAAGACAGGAAGAAGCTAAAATAGCACAAGAAAAAGCTGCACAGGAAAAGAAAACTGCAGATGAAAAAGCAGCAGCAGATAAAAAAGCTGCTGAAGATAGGAAAAAACTCATTGATGATTTAACTGAGGAAATAAAACTCAGTCAAAGTAAATTTGAATTGTTGGCGTTGTTGAGTGTGATTGAAAGTAATGCATATGGATTAAGAGTCAGAAATAGAGACATATCGAAAGAAGAGTTAAATATAGAAATTGATAAGGATAAGATACTTAAAGATGCTGTTAATTCCAATGAAGAATTAAAGAGGCTTGCTGAAGAAAGAAAGCAGATAAATGATGATTTAAACGCTGGCTACTTAACTGAAGTACAAGCTAAAAAACTATCATTAAACAATGATATTGAAACATTGCATTATAGTAATAAGATAATGCAGATTACTGATAGTATTTTAAAAAATCTTAGTGAGACAAACAAGAGAAAAATTTTATTACTTCAATATGATAAAGACGCATTAGAATTACAGAAGCAATCTTTTGAAAGTGATGCTAAAAATAATATACAAAAGGATATTGATTTAAATAAACAATTATTAGACTTACAAAAGGAAGAAGCTGAATTAATAAAACAGAAAAAATCAGAAGAAGAAATTGGTGCAGTTAGAGCAAAAATGCTTGAAATTGAAAAAGAAATTATTGATACTTGGAATGTTGATTTAGAAATCAAATCTCAAATACTAAAAATTGACGAGGAAATTTCCAATGTTAATAAAGAGATTAATGGCATTCTTGTTGAAAACACTAATGAATTAGCTGGACAAGCCAATGTTGCCAAAACTCTTAATGAAAGATACAGTGAAGGTTTAGATAAATTCTTCACAAAATATGGCGAACTAATAGGTGCTTCAAGAGATTTAGCTAATGCTGCATTTGACTTAGCTATTCAGAATGCTGAAGCAGAAGCAGAAGCTGAGATTAAAATACTTGAAGATAAAGCCAAAGCAGAAATTGAAATTCAGGAAGAAATTATTGACGAGAAGAAGAAACTTCAGGAAGACTATGCAGATAGTTTAAATGAATTAAATGACTTATTGGCTGATGCAGAAGGTGAGAGGTATGATGATATACTTGCACAGATTCGAGAAGAAGAAGCAGCTAAAAATGATGCAAGAGAAGCTGAAATTACTGCAGAACAAGAGAAAGCCAGAATAGAAAATCAGTTACTCATTGATAAACAGAATGAGGAAAAGAAAGCAGCTAAATTAAGAAAGACACAAGCTATTGTTGATGCAGTTATTAATACAGCATTGGCAGTATTATCAGCATTAAAGTCTGGTTTCCCATTAGGTCTAATCATGGCTGGTGTTTATGCAGCATTAGGTGCTGTACAAATAGCTACAATAAGTAAACAGCCAACATATGCTGAAGGTGGTTTCACTAAGAAAGGTGGTAAATATGAACCAGCAGGTATAGTGCATGCAGGAGAATATGTAGTTCCACAGAGAATAGTTAGGAATCCACAGGCACAAGGTATGCTTGAAACATTGGAAGGTATGCGTCTTCGTGGATATGCTGAAGGTGGTACAGTTGCAGCACCAACACCAAACATACCAACTGCAGAAAATATGCTTGACTATGCAAGAATAGGTAATGAGGTTGCAAGAGCACTTAAAGAAAACCCAATGTTTGTTAGTTGGCAGGAGTGGAAAGAGACTGATAATAGAATGCGTTGGGTACAAGGTAGGGCAAGTATAGGAAATAAGTAAAAATAATTGTTAATATTAATATAATCAGAAATATGAATTTACGCATATTTGAATTCGTTATAAATCCAGAAGATGAAAGCATGGGTATGAAAGCCATATCACTTGTGGATAAGCCAGCAATTGAAAGTGAATATATTGCATTCAATAAGGCTGACAAGAAGAAAGTTTATTTCAAAGTAGACGACAAGAAATACATTGTAGCTGGTTTAGCATTAATACCAGATAAACTCATTTATCGTGTTGATGATTCAACAGGAGAAGAGTATTTAGGTTATTTCAGTGCTGAAACCATTGAAATGATAATGGATAAATTCATGAAAGAAGCTACAAAAGGCACAACTAAGGATGTTAATTTCCAACATTCAGATGAAGAAGCCAAAGCACATTTAATAGAATCATTCATTTTGCGTACACCAGAAATGGTAGAGGCAGTTAAGAAAATGGGTATTGAAGAAGCTGTTGAAGGTGCATGGTTTGTATCATATAAATTTGATGATTCAGAATCATATGATAAAGCTGTTGATGGTGATTTCAAAGGATTCTCAGTAGAGGTTGTATTACAAAGAGAATTAAAATTAAGCAAAAATAATAAGATACATAATTTAAATTTAGTCATGACAAAAATCAATAAATTCATAGACAAATTCAAAACATTGCTTGCAGAAATGGAAACTACTTTAGAAGATGTAGCAGTACCAGAAACAGGTAAGTCATTACGCTTTGGCGAAGTAGGACAACCAGTATTGTGGGTAAGTGTTGACGAAGCTGGTGAAGAAGTAACTGAGCCAGCAGCAGAAGGAGAATATATCCTTGAAGATGGCAGGACTCTTGTGGTAGATACAGAAGGTAATCTTGCTGAAATAAAAGAAGCTGAAGAAGAACCAGCACCACTTCCAGAAGAAGAAATGTCAGAAGAACAGAAAGCTGCTAAAAAAGCTGAAGAAGAAAGATTAGCTGAAGAAGCGAGACTTGCTGCTTTGAAACTTGCTGAAGAAGAAGAAAAAAAGAATGTTAAATCTGATTTGGATAAAACTCTTCGTGAGTTAATTCCAATTGACAAGAATGGTGACTTTTCAATCATGGTATCTGTAATGGATGGTGAATTGAAATATGGTGCTATGTCTTCATGGACAGAAATCAAACTCAAGGCAGAAGCTGATAAACAAGCTGAGATTGACGCACTTAAAGCTGAAAATGAGAATCTTAAAGCACAACTTGCTAAACCAGTTACCAAACCAGCATTTGTAGAGTATAGTGAATATCACCCAAAAGAGGATGTCACTAAACTTAATAATTTAGAAAGAACTCTAAAGAGGTTAAAACTCGATAAATAAGGAAAAAAAATAAATCAAATGTTTATAGTAATATAGACCAAAAAAATAAATTTTAAATTAAATACTAATAATTATGGCAACAATGTCAATTACAAGTACTTATTGTGGTGATGCGTTAAAGAAATATATTCTTGCATGTATATTGGGTGGTGAAACTTTATCAACTGCTGGTATCAGCGTGCTTACCAATGTTAAGTACAAAAGAAAAATCAAAAAACTTGCTGTTGGAAATATAGTGCAATGTGGTAGTTGCGATTTCTCTGCAACAAGTGGTGTAACAATCACAGAGGCTTCTGTAGAACCTTGCGAAATGAAAATCAATGAAGAAATCTGTTTTGAAGATTTGTATCAGCTTTGGGATTCAGCAGACATGGCTGCTGGTATGCATAATGAAAATCTTCCACAGGCTTTGGTTGATGGTTTAACTGAAGGTTATGTTAAGGAAGTAGCACAGGAAATCGAAAAAGCTATCTGGCAGAACGACAGTACTGCAACTGGAACTACTTATTGTGCATGTTTTGATGGTTATGAAGATACACTTGCTGCTTATGGTATCACTGGTGGAACTGGTGCAACTGTAACTGTAGCTAATGTTGTTAACTTACTTAACGCAGCATACGCATTAGTACCAGCATGTGTACTTGCAAAACCAAAGAATGAACTTGTTATTTTCGTTTCTCACAGAACTTTGGCTATGTATGAAATGAATCTTGCAACTCAGGGTGTTAGAACTTCAATTGAAGCAGGTGTACCAACACTTTATGGAATTGAACTTAAAGCAATCTCTGGACTTTCAGATGACGACATTATCGTTATTGGCGAAAGAAAGAACTTCTATGTAGCTACTGATTTGGAATCAGATTTCAACGAAATCAAAACTATCGACATGAGACAGACAACTGGTGACGAATCAGTAAGATTTATCATGAAGTGGAAACTTGATGTGGCTATCGCTTACCCAGAAGAAGTTGTATATTACAACGCATAAGCAACACATAAAAAATAACATTTATTTAAAAAATTTAAAGATATGAGTTGTTTATTAAGTTCAGGTGTAACAAGAAGTTGTGGATTTCAGTTTGGTGGTTTAAAGAAAGTATATCTTGCAAACTTTGAAGAAGTTTCTGCAGTTGCAAAACAGGCAGATGGTGAAATCACAGGTATCACCATGACTTCAACAGGTGCAACATGGTATGAATTCGAATACGAACCAAACACTGCACAGAAACTTGAAGAACTTCAGGCTGGTGCAGTATCAAGGTTTGTTAACCAGACTTTGAACATGAAACTTGCAAATGTTACACAGGCAAAACGAAATGTGTTGAACGAACTTGCTAATGCAACACTTAGCGTGATTCTTCAAACACAGGATGACTTATACTGGTTCTATGGTGAACCAACACTTAGTGCTGGTTTAAGAGCAACAGTATTGTCAATAGATTCTGGTACAGCACAGGCTGATGATGCAGCAGTAACAATTACATTAGTTGGTGGTAACCTTGGTTATGCTAATAGTGTAGACCCAGCAGCAGTAGCAGCAGCAGTGTAAGCACTTTATAATTCCATTATAAATCCAAAAAAGAGAGACACATGGTTTAACAGCCAATGTATCTCTCTTTTTATTTGATATTGTTTATATAAGAAATAGATAGTTTATGGCAGTACCAACAATATCAACAGCGTCAGTATTTAGCATAGAACCAATTCGTGCAAAAGGTGGTGGTAATTGTACTTCAGATGGTGGTAAATCAGTATCAGCTAAAGGAATTCTTTGGAGTAAAACAAATTCAACCCCAACAGTAAGTGATAATGAAGGTGCTACTAATGCTGGTGGTGGCACTGGTAGTTTTACTAATCAAAATATACAACCACAAACTTCGCCATGTGGTGTACCACTTCCATTTCCACATGACTCTTGTTATTTAGTTCCAAACACCACATATTATGTGCGAGCATATGCAAATAATGCAGATGGTACTGGATATGGGAGTGTAGTGAGTTTTAAAACTACAACGAGTTATCCATTAATATTTGGGGATAATAGCTATTATCAAACGCCAAAAGATGGTAATATATATTATAATTTAACAAGAATAAGTTTTTCAACAAAGTGGTACATGGAACACAGACAAGGAAGTGTACCAACACAAGCTGGGTTTTATTGGTGTGCCACTGATGATGCAGCATTTGCAACTTTTTGGAGTGATGGAGCAAGTTATTTGTCCACATATCCAGCCAGAAAAAGTTTAAAAACAATCACTTCAAGTGTATATTATTATAATCTTGCTGCTACTGGTTTAACTGCAGGTAAGACATATATGATTCGCCCAATAAGTTATAGTGATAAAGGCACAAATTACTATAATTTAAATGATTGGGGGCAAATAACTACATTAACTACATATGTACCAACATTAACAACTAATGCAATAAGTGCAATTGGTGGAAATAGTGCAACTTCAGGTGGTGATATTATTGATGGTGGTGGAAGTAGTATTACAGCAAAAGGTGTATGTTGGAGTACTTCAGCAAACCCAACAATAGCAAATTCAAAGACAAACAATGGTACTGGTGATGCAGACTTTACTTCAAACATTACTGGTTTAACTACAGGTACTTTATATTATGTTAGGGCATATGCTACTAATAGTACAGGCACTGCATATGGTAATCAGCAAAGTTTTACCACATTAGCAGCACCCACTGTAACAACAACAATTGGTACTGCAATAACTACAAGAACATTTACTTCTGGTGGTAATGTAACTGCACAAGGTTATGACGCTGTTACTGCAAGAGGCGTTTGTTGGAGCACAGGTAGTACACCAACGATAGCAAACTCAAAAACAGTTAATGGTACAGGCACTGGCGCATTCACTTCTTCAATTACTGGTTTAACACCAAATACTTTATATTATTATCGTGCATATGCAACAAACAGTGCTGGTACTGGATATGGTACAATAAGAAGTTTAACAACAAATGTTGCCAATTATTGTCCAACTAATTATAGTGCAACAACAGTTGATGAATATTCAGTGCGTTTTACATGGACATTACCAGAACCATTAACTGACATATATACAAATTTTGATGATTATTATGAGAGTGGAATAACTGCATATTTAGTCTCTCAACTTCACTCACCAAACATACCAACAACTGGTTATACATTAACTGGTTGTACACCAGATTTTGTATATACTTATTATTTTAATGCAGTTAATACAACTGATATACCTTCAGGTAATTGCTACACTACAGCAACTGAACAAGTTTCAACAGCAAGTTTAGGTACGACAATAACTGATTTTGATTATCTAAGTGGTACTACTGGTACAACAACATTTTCATGGACAAATAATAACTATGGCGATACTTCTAAACTATATTATTGGTTTTATATTCAGAAATATTCTGGTGGTACTTGGGTAAGTATTACAACAGAAAACTTTACTGGATATACTCAATGTGTATTAAAATCTTCATTAGTTGCGAACACAACAATAACTAATGATGAAAGATATAGAGTAGCTTTAAGGTTATTTGGTAAAGGTAATAATTTTGCACCATTTTCTAAATACTATACAAGTAATGAATTCATAGCACCAACAATAACCACTGCAAATATTTATAACATTGCTTTTGATAGTGCTGTTGGTGGTGGTGAAATTCTTTCTGGTACAACATGTACAATCACAAATAGAGGAGTGTGTTGGAGCACAAACATAAATCCAACAACTGGTGACACATATACATTGGATGGTAGTGGTGTTGGTAGTTTCACGAGTAATTTAACTGGACTAACAAGTGGTACTACATATTATGTGAGAGCATACGCAACCACAGATTTTGGTATTTTTTATGGTAATGAAACTAACTTTGTAACAGATACAGTACCATACTCACCAACAGGATTAACATATTCAAATAGTACTTGTTATAGTTTTGATTTATCTTGGGTAAATGTTGGAATACACCAAGGAGATAAAATAGTAAAGTGGTTTCCATTATCAGGTGGTAGTGTAATACTACAAACTCTTCCAAGTGGCACGACTGCAACAACAATAACTGGTTTACACCCAGATAATGTATATACAATAGCAGTTGTAAATGATTATGGTTTTGGCTATACTTCTGCAAGTATATATGCATATACATTAACACCAACAGCACCAACTGATTATACATGTGTTTTAATTAATAATTGTGCAATGTATTTCAATTGGACAAATGGTATTTGTCCAGAAAAAACTATAATTCAAAATTATGGTAGTTGGAACACAATCGCAACATTAACAAGTGGAGAAACTTCATATGTATTTACAGGCACTCCAACTTCAAATATATTCAGAATAATAAATGAAGCTAATGGGGTGCAATATATAGCAGCAAGTTTTATTGGAGAAATACCATTGGAATTAAATAATGTCATAGTTAAACAATCACAATGTGGACCATTCGATTATTCAAATGGCAGATTATATTATGATATGGATTATTTCATATCTGGACATTCGTATACACTTACAATATATGATTCCAATGGTAATGTTTTCTATACCCAATCTGGCATAACTGAAAACGAATTCTTATATGATAATGCACCAGAAGGTTGTTATACTGCTACAATTCATGATGATACATGTGATTGTTTAGTTGAAATATTTACACCATATTGTGTAACTTCACTACCAAGATTCAGTCAAGGTGGAATTAAGAAACTTTATTTAGCAGCTTGGACTAATGATTTAGATTATAATTTCTGGAATACTGCTGATGATGATTATTTCTTAGAATTTGCAGATACAAGTTTCTTTAATTCAACAAAGATTAAGAATTACTTATCACTTTCAGGTGGTACAATCCAGTGGTATCGTCTTCCAGTGGCAGAAAAGGTTGTTAATTTAAGCCAGAAACTCGAAAAAGTTAAACAAGGATATATCTTCACAGATAACTTAACAGTGGCTGTAGCAGCAGGAAATGCCACAAAATGGACACAAATGGCTACACTCATAAACCCAGAGAATAAATGGATATATATTATGCAGGATGCTGATGGTTTCTGGTGGACTGGTGGCTATCGTCATGGCGCAAGGATAACAGCATATGACTTTAAGACAGGACTTCGTGGAGAAGATAATGGTTATGGATTAACTATAACTGCAGTATCAGAAAATAAATTACTCACAAATATTGATGAGGCATATGTAATTAATTATGTTGAATAATGGCAGCAATTAATATGTTTGACTTATGTAATGCCCCAAGTATGGGTGGCATTAAAAGAATGAAACTTGCAACAAGAGACAATTCAGATAATCCACTTGACTTTCCATTGGATATTGTATTGAAAAACAATGATGAAAGCATAATTATGTTAAGTGATAATGAAACTGGAAGAACTATAACTCTTGGTAGTCAGGATATTCAATATAGAATTGTTTATCCAATTAATGCTTCGTGCATAGAAGAAGAAACAACTGGTAAGCAAGGTAGGTTTTACAATCAGAAATTGGCATGGGAAATGCCACAGCTTAGTTTAACCACGAATAACCAGCTAAAATCATTCTTATTTACAGATTCAGGTGAATTTGCTATCTCAAATATGGTAGCATTTATAGAAGATATGAATGATAATTATTGGATTGTAGGATATTCTCAACCAATGGTACTTGATAATTTCGAATTGCAAACTGGTGTTAATGGAGAAGACAACAAATATGTGGTTTCATACACATGCAAATCATATTCAAAAATAAGACAATACGAACTACAATAAATTGTTTATATAAATAAATACAGAATTATGCCATACCAAAACATTGATTTAAGACAGGATTCTCAATATAATCTGGTGTTGAACAAGCAAAGAACACTCAATGCCACTATCACAGCGTATTACATTTCTGGTACTACGACTGGCGATACATATATTGAATTTGATTTTAGTGCATATACTGGTGCAACATTACAAGTAAGGTTAAAACCAGATAGTCCATTTGTGGTTTTGGAGTTAAACACAGATGATGGAAGTATAGTATTGCCAGCAAGTGGTGGTACATTTAAATTAGTAAAATCAGATACAGATTTAGCAAAGGTTAGAGCAGGTGAATACATGTACGATATGTATTTAAGAGGAAATGCGAACTTTCCAAAGCGTGCTTTCTTATCTGGCAGTTTTACAATTACACCAAATATAACTACATAAGACAATGGCAGTATCAATACTTCGTTTGAATGTTGACGATAATCCACGCATTATCGTTAAACAGGATAATCCAACAACGATTATCACAGGTTGTACTGTCACATTAATTGGCAGTGGAAATACACAAGTAAATAATATAAGTGGTGACACTTGGGTAATATATTCAAGTGGTGGAACTTCTTCTGGTGGAACAGTTACACTTATTCCAAGTGGTGGAACAGCAGTAAATAACATTTCTGGAAACACTTGGGTAGTATATTCACCAACTGGTGGAACTGGTGGTGGAATTACTGCACTTGTGGGTAGTGGTGGTACTTGGGCAGGTTTGCTTTCTGGTACTACTTGGACTGTTTATTCACCAGATTATTCTGGATTGGTTATCGATGTTTTTAATTTAGAAAACGCATTCACTGGACATACTGGACAAACAGGAAGTGATAGTATTCACTTTACTGGACACACATTTACCCAAAGTGGTATTACAGTCATTACACAGGTTGGTGACAATATCAATATTTATGTACCACCAGATGCTGTAACAGGTGTAACATGGAATGGTGTTACAAATAAACCAGCATGGATAACAGGTGGAACAGCAGCAGAATTTGCCAGTGGACATACACACCCACAATACTTAACTGGCTTTACAGTGACTTGTGACATGGTTACAGGTTGTACAGATGGTTTGTATGTACATAATGATACTTTTGATGGTTATACTGGACAGACATACAATGATATAACTGGACTTACTTCAAGTTTCACTTCACATACAGGTGATACCACTATTCATACTACAATGGCACAGGTTAATGCAGCACTTAGTGGCTATACATTAACAGGTACTACTGCTGCTTTACAGGCAAGTTTAAATGATTTTAGTGGTGATACATACACACAATATATAGATTTAAAAGAGCCAAGTGGTTTTATTTCACCAAGTGATATAACAGTATCATATAGTTATTCAGCAAGGACAATAACACTTACAGGTACATTGGATTATTACTGGCGTGGAGTTAAGAAGACATTGGCTTCACCTTGGACTTCAATACCACATGCTGCAAGTGCTGATAGTTGGTATTTAAGTACAACTGATGGAACTAATTTTACTTGGAGTAATAGTGTCTGGAATTTCTATGACATGCAGGTTGCTTATGGTAAATATACTACAAGCAGTGGTACGACATTCTTTGGTAGAGAAGTACATGGTTGCATGGACTGGAGAGTACATGAGGAATTACATTACAATTTAGGTGCTTATCGTGTAAGTGGTATGCAAGCAATAGGCACTTCATATACTGCAAATACAGCGAGTGATTCAGCAGTATCACCAAGTTTTGCACAAGGTGTTATACAGGACGAAGATTGTCCAACAACCATAGCACAATGGCTTAAAACAGCAGGTTATACAGTTATGCGTGTATCTGGTGGTACAAGTGTTTACACTATGGCTAATACTGTACCATTCTTGGCACTTGCAGCAAATAACTATATTTATGTAAACAATCCAACAAGTGGTGCTTTAACTGCTGGTATTGCTAATAGATTCTATAATGTTTATCAAATACTTGTGCCAGTAACTTCAGACATTCCAAGTCAGAAGTTTAGAATGGTAATGTTATTACCACAACAGACATATACTACACTGGCAGCAGCACAGGCAGAAGATACAAGAGGATTATTGCTTGGCGATTTATCTGCTGCAAGTCCAGAGTTGGTCATATATGGTAGAATCACATACTCTACTTCAAATAGTTATAACAACTATGGTAAATGCGTTATTCCAACTAATGGTATTACTTATGTAGTATCTAACCAAGGTAGTGCAATTAACATTGGTGGTGTTTCAGCAACAAATCATGCTAATTTAAGTAACTTACTTTGGGACGACAGTGGACATGTAAGTGCAGCAGATTATCTTGCTGCATTTAATGGTAGTGGTGAAGCAGTTGCAATACCAAAGGCAACATTCTCAGCAAGTGGTCATACACATAGCCAGTATGCTTTACAAAGCAATATAAACACATATACAGGTACAACTGCACCAGCAGCATTCGCAAGTAAGTCGAGCATACAAACATATACTGGTACAACAGCACCAGCAACATATAAGAATTTATTTCAACCTCGTACCACAATTAATGCAAATTATACTGCATTGGCTGCTGATAATGATAAAGTATTAATTTGGAGTGATAATAATACATATACTGTCACGCTTCCAAGTAGTGGTTTAACTATTGGTACACACTATTTGTTCTTTAAACAAGGTGGTACTGGTAGTGTATCTTTTGCTGCTGGTGCTGGTAGCACAATCTGGGGTAACTGTCCAGCAATTCAAGCAGGTGATTTTATTGAACTATATTATCAATCAGCAGGACAATGGTATTGTATCAGAAAGAATAAACCAGCATGGGATAAAATACAATCACGACCAGCGTGGTTAACTGGTACAACATTATCAGATTTTCAGAATGCACATACACACCCACAATACTTAACAGGCGATACAACAGTACTTGTTGGCAGTGGTGCGTGTGAAGTTAATAATATAAGTGGAAGCACATGGGTAGTTTATGCACCAACTGGTGGTACTGGTGGTAGTGCATGGAGTGATATAACAGGTAAACCAGCATGGTTATCAGGTACGACTTTAGGTGCTTTTGAAGCACAACACAGTCATAGTACTTTATATCCAACCAAGACACAAATACAGACATATACTGGTACAACTGCACCAGCAACTTATGCACCATTATTGGCAAGTATTAAACAGGTTACTGGTACAAGTTACACTATATTATCAGGTGATACTGGTAAAATAATACAGTTTACTGCAACAGGTGCAACAACGATTACAATACCAAGTGGAAGTACTTTCTCTGAAGGATTCCAATGTACATTGGTTTCGTATGGAAATGGTACGACCAGTGGTACAAAGACTTTGGCTGCACAATCTGGTGCAACAGTTAAAAGTGCAAATTCAGCATTAAAATTAGCGACAATCTTTGGGGCAGCGACAGTATATAAAACGCCAACTGCTGCTACTTGGGTGGCGTTTGGAGATTTAACAGCATAATTATGATTAAAAATATAGGCATAGAAGAGCAGGTAAGACTGTGGGACAGTTGCCAAACTTACTGTAAATTAGACGAAACCAGTGGTAGTTTTGCTAACGATAGTGTTGGTGGTGGCGCAGGTACTGTGCGCAATGGTGCTTTTGATTCTGGTGGTAGAAATGGTTATTGTTGGAAATCTACAAGTGGTACTGGCTATGGGATTGAGTTTGGAAATATACATAATTTTGAGCGCACTGATAGTTTTAGTTTTAGTTTCTGGATTAAAAGCACTTCAAATTTAACTCTTCAGCATATATTATATAAACAAGTATGTGCAAGTCCATATAAAGGTTGGACAATTCAACTTGACGCTAATAATAAAATAGTTTTTCAATTACAAAACGCTGCCAGTACTAATAGTCTTACTGTAACAACACAAAGCACAGTTACTTATAATATATGGACACATGTTGTTGTAACTTATAATGGTAGTAGTGCACCAAGTGGTGTTAAAATTTATTTAAATGGTGTTAGTGATACTTTAGATACTAATGTAAATAATTTATCTTCAAGTGCAAAAAGTACTATTGGTACTTCTTTTACAATTGGTGGTAGGTGTTATAACAACTATGCATTTATTGGGTATATTGACGAAGTTGGTGTTTGGAATAGAGAATTAAATTCAGCAGAAGCAGTGGCACTTTATAGCAATGACAATGGTAAGTTTTATGGTACACAAGCATTATCATGGAAAGATTTGCGTAATTATTGGAATTTTAACGAGATTAGTGGTACAACTGTTTATGATAGAAAGGGAAGTGATAATGGTACTTTGAGCAATGCTGCTGCAAGGACAACAGGTGGTAAAAGTTATAGTGGTATGACATTTAGTTCAAGTCGCTATTGTGGTTATGGTACACCATTTACTTGGACTGCAGCACAACCATATAGTATTTCAGCATGGGTTAAGGCAAGTACTAATCCCACACCAGTTATACCAATACTTAGTAATTTAGATTCCACCACAAGTTGTAGTATTGATTTATATGTTAATGTTAATAATGTTTATTTTGGATTATTATATAACAATAGTAGTGGTAGGTGTTTAGGTGTGACAAGTACAACACCAATAAGCACAACTAATTGGTATCATATACTTGCAACTTATAATGGTGGTAGTAATGCTTATGGTTTAACTATATATGTTAATGGTGTACCACAAGCATTAACTCTTACAAATACATTAACAAATACTGGTAACTTAGGTGCTGCATTACAGACAAACAGACGCTATACCACGAGTTATGATAATGCTTCAATAGTTGACGAAATAGGAATTTTTACAAAATGTTTAACAATTGACCATGCATTAGCACTTTATAACGCAGGAAATGGAATATATTATTAAAACATAACAAATAAGCCACAAACATTTATGACTTATGACAGCAGAAGACAAAATCGAAATAAAGGACTTCATTCACACAGCAATGATTGGATATGTTGCACGAGTTGAAGCACAGAATGAAATAACAAACAACAGGCTTGGTGCTATTGACGCACATTTAACCAAGCAAAATGGTAGAATTGGCAAGGCAGAAGAAGCCATTGCTTTAGCATTACAAGAGCGTGCAGCGAACAGACAGAAGCAGGAAGATTACTTTTCTGAAATTGACGACTTGGATGATAGACTTACCATAGTGGAAGGTAAAGAAGCAGGACATGTCCAAAATTGCCCAAATGTGGATAAGATTAGAAAGTTGGAAGACGAATCATTATCAAATGCTTCAGTGAAGAAATTTATGGGAGTTATGTTTACTGGTGGTGTTGCTTTAGGTGCATTGATAGTAGGCATTTTAAAATTAATTTTAGGATAAATAATATACTCATGAAAGAAATAAACGACAATATAGGTTTTAGGCGATTTCTGAGACGCATATTCATAAGCAATAGTGGAGTGTCAAGTCGCAGAGTTGGTGGCTTTATAACGCTTATTTCGCTGTTATTTCTGGTATTTTTTAAATACGACATTGAGTATTGTAAAATAATAGCATTATTGACAGTAGGATTCTTTAGTTTAACTACAGTTTCAAGTCTATTTGCAAAGACAACTGATAGCGAACAACAGAATGATGTTAATAATAATAGCGATAAAGGTTAAAAATCATGACAAAATTTAAAGACAATGGCAATCTTGCCAAAACAATTGAGAACTTAACTGGACAAAAACCAGTTGAAAAAGACTTTAATTATCTTATGCCAACTTTGCAGAAGTTGTATAATCTACTTCAGCCAAATTTTACCACAATACAAACCAATAACTTGGTGTTTTTTAATTCAAATGAACAGGCTGATGATAATGCATATCCAATTCAGTTGGTAGATTTATACCATAATGCTTCTCCAACATTCTCAAACTTAATTGACTTGCGTAGAAATATGCTTATTGGTAATGGTTTACAGCCAGTTGTTAAGTCTGGTGATACATTATATCAGCCAACTGTTGACTTCATAAATTCAGAAAACCAGTTTGGTGAAACATTACAGGATATTTGGCAGAAAATGAGTTTCGATTATTCATTGGCTGAAACATACTTCTTGGAATGTTTGTTCTCACCAAAAGGAAAAGGCATGGTTGCTGAACTTATATTTCATGATTTTACCACAGTGCGTGCAGTGGCTAATCCAAATCCAAGTTTGCCATATCCATTACAATACCAGTTATCACGAAATTGGGGTACTACAAATAAACAAGGTAAATATGTTAAAACTGCAACTTCTGGTATTCCAATTGATACTTGGAATCCAAATCGCTGGGCAGAAAGTGGTGGAAGACAGTTATTGGCATGTAAAAGATACAGTGCTGGTAATGAATATTACTCAATACCAAGTTATAATTCAATACTTCCATATGTGGAACTTGACGCACAAATGGCTACATATAATTTAAACTCAGTTACAAAAGGATTTACACCAACTTCTATTGTGGTATTGGCTGGTAATCCAAGTAAGAAAGAGAAAGACGAATTTGTATCTAAATTTAAATCACGATATGTTGGTGCTAATGGTGAAAGAACATTATTTATCTGGACAAATTCACCAGAAGAGAAACCCCAGATACTTCCATTTAACACAGTTGATAATACGCCAATGGTGGAATTGTTAGATAAAATACTAACTTCTAAAATCAGTAGTGGACTTGGTGCTAATGCAGAGTTGGCTGGTACACAGTATTCACAAGGTAATTCACTTCAGTCAGATTTAAATAAGTTGGCTGTTGCATATAACTATTACTACACAACACATATCAAGGTATTTCAGAAAGAAATGTTACAGACATTGAACAAGGTTATGCGACTTAATGGCTTATCAGATTTAACTGTTGTAACTCCACCATTGGAACTTGAAATGCCACAAGCACAACCAGCAGCAGTACCACAAGCAAATAATACGAAAAATTTAATGCAATAAACCATGTTACAGACAACTTACTTGACAATTGATACACTAAAGTCATATACTCCAATTTCAGCTAATGTGGATGTATCACAATTGGAAAATTGGATACCAGTGGCAGAAGATTTGCACATTGACGATATATTGGGTACTGCACTTGACACAGCTTTAAAATCTGAATTGGAAGCTACTGGTACTTTAACTGGTAATAATGCTACATTACTTACATATATACTTAATGCTTCAGCGTGGTACACTTATTACGAATGTATTGGATTTATCAGAACAAAAAGTATGAACAAAGGTTTGGTACAACAATTTTCTGATAATAGTCAAGTAACACCATTGGAAGATTATAAGATATTTAAACAAGAAATTTGGGATAAAGCTATTTACTATCGTAATAAGCTAATAGATTATTTGGAAGCTAATAAAGCATTATTTCCATTATACAGAAGTTGTAATTCAGATTTTGGAGATTGTGATAGTGGTGACTGTGCTTCTAAAGACAATTCAACTGGAATCTGGTTTTAAATTGGTGTATAGTAAATTTAAAATTTATCTTAACTAATCTGGAAAATTAATTCCATAATCCAACTCATTTTCTTCAAAATTCTTTGTAATAGTTGTGGACGCTTTCTCGCCCACTTGCGTGGCGAAAGCGTCCTTAATAGTAATAGGTATCTTTTTTGATACCAGTGGTGGTATCTTTTTTGATACCAGCCTTGGTGTATAATAGACAATAATAGTGGTATCATTATTGTCACCAATAGTATCAATCCAACCATTATCTTTCAATTCTTTCATCCAGCGTTTTATTGTGATTTTCTTAACACCAAATAATGTTGCTAATGCTTGGGTAGTTGGTTGAAATTTCACATAACTCTTATTTTTACTTCTATTGGAGTTGTATAACTTAATCCAAAGTCTTACTGCTTCTGCACTTATGGTCATATCGTCTGTCAATGCTGCTGGAATCTCATTGCGAACTTCACCATTTCTTGGTATTTTACTTATTCTCATGTGCCATTTTAAATATAAATACTGGCGCAATGTACTAAATTTTTAATTAATAGCAAAATATTTTCATTTTTATTTACTTTTTCTTGCACATGTCGTATTTATTTACGACATTTGTACCATTAAAATTTAATTAATATGAAAAAACGAGTTAGAAAAGAAACATTTTGTGTACGCATACAGCCAGATATTTTGGCTATGGTACAAGAAGTAGCAGTTGCACGAGGACTATCTGCAAGTGTAGTGTTGGAAAAGTGTCTGTTAAATGAATTCACATTGGTTGACTTCAAGTATCTGGACAGAACATTTCAAATAAATAACACACTTCAAGAAATGCTTGACAGTGACGATAGCAAACAAGAAAGAATAAGCAATGGGCAGAATGCGTGAATTGGCAATTGAGATTGCTGAGAAAGAAGCAAAGCATGACGATAGCGATTATCAATATTTTGAGTGGCTATCTGATAACCAATGGTACGAGTATGTACAGCAAAAACAAAGTGAGTTCCATAAACTATATGGTTGGGGTATGGAATTTAAAATTCAATGGGATAATTGGTGTTTAATGAATGTATGATATGGGAGAAATGATAGATAACTTCACACCAGCAAATGAGTGGATTGGCAAGAAAGCAGTACTTGCTTTTATAAAAGTGCATAAATCCAACCATACTGGTTGTAGGTATAAAATGTCAGTAAGAGGTAGCAAACTTGATTGTGTTCACCATATAGATTTAACCATAGTTTATCCAAATAATAAAGTGGAATATTATGACATAAAGAACAACATGGCATTCAATGGTAATGAAGATTGTTTTACTTTTGAGTTACAGAACAACAATGGTAATCTTGGTAGTTTATATGGTAGGCAGGATTTCTTTGCAGTACAACAAAAAGAACATGACGATTTATTCTGGATAATACCAAGAAAGCAAATTGCTGATTTTATTGACAATACTGTTGATGATATATTTGTTGAAGCACTTAAATATGCAACATATAAAAAGTATAAAAGAACACACCAAAATAAAGATGATGTGTTGACTTTAATACCACTTGATGATGTACTAAGACTTGGAATACTTTCACAATTAATACTTATTGAAAATGATAGAATTTGAAACACCAGAAGGTAAACACGAATACTGGTATGACGCAGCAGATTGTGCGAAAGCGTTAATGATTCGTATGGATGGCAAAGTGCTTGGCAGAAACAAGTTCACTGAGTTTGCCAGATTCAATGGTATGCTTATGAAAGATTCATTGCAGCCAAAGCAGACAATGATAACACTTGGTTTAATGCGTTTCCATATGGTACAAAGACGACATAAGCGTTATGGTATGCCATTATGGTCAGATAGAGGTATCAATTACATTAAGCGTAAACTTGATACAGGTGACTTCCAGTTGGGTTTAGAGAAGAAGGTTAAGAAGTTTCAGACAGTTAAACTTGAAGATATTTGTTAATTGTTGTAACATTTCTAAAAGAACTTTCGTATAAGATAAAAATGGTGAATGTACACAGCCATGCACGAAGCGAAATGGTACTCACATAATTCGCATTATCATGTTGAACTATGGTTTAAATCAGAACAGTGTCAAAGTACTGTCTTACTTTGAAACAAAGGATTACAGTTTATTCGTAAACACAGTAATCAATCGTGAACTGGATGTTGCACATGTCAAAGCGTTAGCAGAAGACATTAAAGTGCATGGACTATTACGCCCACTAAATGTGGTAAGACTTGGTAACAAGTATCATGTTTATGATGGTGGAAACAGGCTTGAGGCTTGTAAACTTGCTGAT